TTTAACTTAGATGGTTTTGTTGTAACTGCAGTCTTAAGTTTAGATCCAGGATTTGCTGCACGATATGATGCAACTCCCTTTGCATTTAATCCACCAGACTCACTTTTACCTGCCTTTCTTTGCCATGCAGGACTCTTTGCCTCTGTCACCTTTTCCATTCTTTTCTTTGCTTTGTTTCCTGATCCTCTATCGCTTTGATCATCAGGGATATTTTTAATTGCTGCCTGTGCAGTTGGAGGATGAATAGATTTTAATCTTGCCTGTCTCGATGAACCTTTACCACCATATGCTTCTTTTATTTTTTTCTTCTTCACTGGATTCTTACTAGAAATTCCTTCATCACTAATTATTTCATTCTTTACATCAACCTGTGCTATAGGAGGAAAAGTTTTCTTACCAGTGCCTTCAAGATCATCTGTCATCTTCTTTTTTATTTTCTTTTCTTCTTGCATTGGATTGACTTCTTCATTCTTAGGTACACAATTTGGTACTAACTTACCACCTTTCATTTTCATACCAACTTTCTTATGAGTTTTCCAACACTCATCTACACGACCTAATTCAGATTCTAATTGAGATCTCCAATCATATGATGACATTATCTTTTGCTTCTTTTTTGCCTTTTTAACCATATCACCTTCTATCTTTTCTTTCTTTGCAATAGCAATTGCTGCCTGTTGTGCAGGGTTTACTGCTTCTATCTTTAGTTTCTTTATTTTGCGTTTTGCAAGATCTTTCTCAAGTTCTCTATACTGTGCTTTACTATCACCACCTCTTTTATTTGATTGGGTCATCTTATTAGTTTTCTTATACCCACCTGGACTCCTAACATCATATTCTTTTCTGTAAAATTCTTCACTTACAGCAGAAGAAGTATCGACCTCTACTTCTTCGCTTTTAGTCTTTTTTACGCAGTTTGGATACCTCTTACCGAACATTGTCTTCATACCTTTCTTCTCATATCCCTTCCAACACTTCTCCTGAAACTGCTGAAATGTATCTAATTGTGCTTCTTTTACTAAATCTTGAAAGTCTTTTGCTTTTCTAATCCTTTCCTGCGACTTTTTACGATCACTTATCATCTTCTTATCTCTACTGGGATTAGTAGTTATTGTTCGTCCATACTTTTTAGAGTATGTAGTACGAGGATTATCTGGTCTTGAATCAGTTCTTAGTTTATTCTTATCATATGTTCTTTCTTTTTCACCTTTTTTATATTTTCTATATGTAATAGTACCTCCACCATACTTTTTAGTCTTCTCTTTTCCATCCAGAGTACCAAAATGCCTTCTAGTACTACCTTTATCGCTTTCACCCCTCCCATATTGATGAAAGTTTCTTCTTGATGCAGTTGTGCCTTCTCTAGGTTTGTATCCAAACTCTTTGAATCCCATATCTTTTTCAAATTTTGCATTTCTTCTGGCAATTTTTTGATCTTTAGTCATGCCTGTTTCTTTTTCAACTCTGGCCTCTGGAACAAACTCCTCTTTCTTTGTACTATTACCCCAGTTTGCAGCACCTTTTTTACGACATTTAACTAATGCACCTGATGCATATGCAGAAGGCCATACTGAATATCTTGACTTTACCTTATGATAGCAAGCATCTTTTGTACCACTACCCTTACCTTTCTTATCTTTGACTTCTAAAACTAATTCTTCATTCTTCCAATCAGAATATATTGACTCGTTCTTCATTTCTTTCTTACCATAAGTTATGCAAGGATCTTTACCACACCCACAATTTTTTGGTTGCTTCTCCTCGTTGTGCATATCTTTAATATGCTTTCTGACTCGGTTAGCTTGACTTTTGTGCATTTTACTTGCTTTATCTAATTCCTTAGAAATAGTTACAAGATCTTTAGATTCATTAGTCGTTTTCATTTTCTTTTTAGGATCAGTTGACACATAGGTTGGTTTTGCTGCACCAGACTTTTGTGCTTGGTTAGGATCGGCAGCTCTCTTTCTTCTTTGAGCAGACTTTCTTTCTTTCTTAGTCATACTTGCTCTTTTAGAAGATGAAACACATTTAGGTGTTGATTTTTGACCTGGTTGACGAGCACAGGGTTTTCCTGAAACGACCTGAACCCAACCTGGTTTACCACCTTTTGATCTGGATTTACCAAACCATGAACGAAGTCCTTCTTCGTTAACCTCTTTTTCTTTACTATCAAGATAATCTGCAGCAGTATCTAAGTAATCAGATGCTTTGGTTATCTTTGATTGTACCCACGCTTTGAAATTTTCTTTCTTACGTGTGTGTTTTTTGATTGATTTAGATGCTCTTTCCGCAGTTTTTAATTGACTACGAATCATCTCTGGTTCATGATCGCTATGTTTTTCTTCATTCATGATTCTTGACCTGAGAATAACAACGGTTTAGTTGGATCATTTTTGGCAGGATCAAAATATAATATAATAGCATTTGGATATGCCTTTCTCACTTCAAAAGCAACTTCTGCTTTGCTAGGTCTACTAAACTTAGGGAAAAACATATTGATGTCATACATCTTTCCTCGCCAGTTAAAAACAATATTATAAGTCCTACCTCGTTCCTGAATACGAAGGTATGACTCTCTAATGTCTCTAAATCTTTTCATTATAACTTATAACCTTTTATTATTTAGTCTTTTTTGTATCAGATTGACTTTTTAATAATTTTTGCAATTCTGCTGTAGATCCTACAAATAATGCATTATTAACTGTAGATGGACCTTTTGGATCTTCCGCCTCTAAATTTTTCATCTTCTGTTGTAGATCCACTAACTTATCCGTGGTATCTGCAACGTTTTTAATTAACTGACTGACAACTTCAAATGCTCTTGGTTGCTGTCCTTCTTGTGCAACTTCCATGATACTATCAAGTGCCTCTTGTCCTTTTTCAATTAAAGAATATAAATTACCTCTCGTATATTCATAATCACGAGTAGAATCTTTCTTAGTTTTTTCTACTGATTTAGATTCCTTTTCAACAACTTTAGTCTCTTCTTCCTCAACAACCTCAATATCAAGAGAATCATTTATAGCATCAAATTTACTCATACGTCAACTCCCTTTGTAGGACTGAATGTTTTACCATCATTAAATGAGAAACGATTTTCACTGAATCCAAAATCATCTCCTAGATTGAATTCAACTAACTCATCGTCTTGAGCATTTATGGCACTGATTCCAGCACCACTGTTATGAGTATCTATAATAGAGGAATATTGTGCACGATTTACAAGTAACGTATTTCCTGTAATTTTTCGGATAAACATAACTTCATTGTCAACTTCAATATAAGTTTGTTCAACCAAACTTGTAGCATCAACCACATTAAATTGTGTTTTTATTTTATCTAAATTACCATCCAAGTTAGTTACTGTATCATCATTATAATCTCTAGTTGCAGTAGGAGTAGCAGTATATCTGAGATCTCTTGATATACTCTTCCTATCTGCTGTACGTGCAGCATAATCCACTTGAACTTTTTTGATAAGTCCTTCGGAAGATGTTGGAACAGGACCAAATAAAAATGTCTTTGCTGTAAAGTTAAGTGTATGTGTTATAACTCTTTTCTCTTCATATCCACTTGCATAGTTATCATCAAAAGTTAAATTATCAAGTATCATTGGTATATCTCTCTTTTCTCCAATAGATGAAACTAAATCTACTGTTAAATTAAATGATGGTTGGAAGAATGGAAGTATTTGCTCAATTATCTGCAGTGCATCTTCATTATACTGAGTCATTATACCAAGATTAAATCCAATATTATATGGAACTGGCATGAATAATTTCTTAGCAATTTTATTTCCTACAGTGCTTTGTGCTTTGAAAGTCTGCATTGTTGAGACTTTTCTTTGAGGATCATATGTAATGCTTCCCATTTCAAATGAAAGTCTTGGTAAAGTTATAGCAACTCTCTGTCTTAAATCTGGTTTCTGTTCTAATCTTGCAAGAAACTTTTCAACTGGACCATAAGCAATCGGAACCCTAACACTACTATGAATAGTGCCATCTGGTTTCTTATGTTTGATATCAATTGTATTAAAAAGAGTACCAAATGCAATGATCGTCTTTCT